CCGTCAGTGCCACCTTGAATCGTGTTTTCTGGTGTTAAGTCGCTAAAACTCATTATTCACCTATCTTTTTGATTGCCTCTTTTTTCTCAACAATCTTTCTTTTATTCTTTTTCTTTTTATCAGCGTCTTCTTTTTGTTTTTTTAGGTCTTCTTTTATCTTAACGCCTAACCTTTCGTACCAAGAAAAGAGAGATGCAGCGGTTGTGACTGCATCCCCTTTTAAATCGTATGAGGCCTTAGAAAGTAAATTCTTTAACATCGCGTAAACTTTTAAATCATTTTCTTCAAACATAAGGCCCCTCTAATCTATTATGCTGCTAATTCAACAACTCTTAAATCTGCACTACCTGAGTTTGTGATAACCCATATATTAGGAGTTTCGCCAATTTCCTCTACATAACTAGCACCCTTTGGAAGTAGAAAGCCGGTTGATGTAGTTACAGTGTTGTCCTCTCCCACATAAACATCTTGAGATCCAAGATTTTGAATAAGGATTTTATCACGCCCAGACAGTGGAGTAGCTGCTACTTCACTTGCCGTACTTGTTGCACTTACAACAGAAGTTTGCCAAGAGGCATACCCTGCTCTAGTGGTTCCAACAGTCCCGTCAACAGTAATTGATCCCCCACCATCGTCTATTGATAGTGTAGTGCCACCATCATCAACGGTAATAGAGTTGCCGCCATCTGCAATGTTAACGTCGTTTGTAATACCTGTTAAAGTCGTAACTGTATCAATGTTCCAGGTTCCACTTTGTGTAGCTGCTACCGTACCATCGACGGTCAAACTTGCGCCACCGTCGTCAACAGTGATACTATTCCCACCATCGGCAATGTTTACATCATTGGTTATCCCGGTAAGTGTTGTTACCGTATCAATGTTCCAAGTTCCCGATTGCGTCGCCGCCACGGTGCCATCAACTGTTAGCGAATTACCGCCGTCATTGATTGAAATGTGTCCACTGGCATCGATTGCAAGATCATTTGTCCCGTCTGAAATTTTGATGCTGTGAAAGTTTGCATTGAGTACATCTAAAGTAATGGCCATAAACTACCCTCCTTAGTAGAGTTCTAAAATTTCAACGGTCGTTGATGCCGTCGAACTTTGTATATATAAAGTCGTACTTGAAAACTCAATATTATCTAATTTTAAATTACACCCTGGTGGTATGGTTAAATATTTTGTACCACTTTCCGTCGAAACGAATGCAATTTGCAAATTAGCAAGATTTCTACTTCTAATTATTAATTGTTTTACGTTCGTTTGCAATAAATGAGAAACTTCGGTGAAAGCTATTGGCACACTCAGGTTTGTTATTCTGCTGCTTGTTGCACCGGTAACCGTAATTTCTGCCGGACTAAATGTCGGTTGTGAAATAGGCATTTAGCTAACCTCCAGCACTTGCACTTTAACAGTACCGTTTGCCACGATAGCCCAGAAATCTATACCATCTGTAACATCAGTAGAAAAATAAGATTTGGGCGCTACTGGCCAGCCGGCCGTAGTACCTATGTTACTGTTGGCCTCCACTGTATTGGCAGGTCCTAAATATAATGTTTCCACTGTATCTGTATTATAAATTATTATAGAATTTCTATCTGTTAAAGCGACATTAGGAACTTTAGATGCTGTTGTTGTAACTTCTAAAGTCGTTACCTTGAATTCATTTTTTAGCCCAGAGGGACTAAATGAACCTTCAATTGCATCTATAATTTTAGTTGCTAAATAATATTCTGTTCCGTCGCCTGGTGTAATTTGGTTAGCTGCTTTTCTTAGCGCTTCAACACCATGATCAATTACTGCCACTGTTCCACCTCATTTAGACTAATATATTGGTGAAAAAAGAGAGGGGCGAGAGTATATAAAGAACCCCTCTCTTATATATAAAACTAACTACGCCTGATAGCCTCTTACAAATACTCTGAAAGCACCTGCAGTTACTGCAGCTGTTCCAATTGTGATTTGTACGCCGTCGTTTGCGGCAACAACAGCATGGACACCACCGGAAATCAGCGCGCCACCACCTTTAAGAGCAGTACCGGCTGTAGGAGTTCCAAAAAAGTCAGCAAAATACCCATTAGCATCAGCACCTGCACCGTCGTTTCCGACCTCTACAGTTGGTGTTCCTGCTGATGTGATAGTTTCTTTGATGTATAGGTGCATTTCAGTCACGACAAAGTCGTCTGGCAAATCACCCATTTTGATGGTTCCAATTGCTCCACCATCATTAGCAAAATCGTAGTCATATGCGAACTCAACTTGTGAGCCTTTCCATGTTTCTCCGCTCATGATTTATTTCCTTTCTTTCTTATGGCCTTGGCCTTTTTGTTCTTAGTGTTATCAGGATCATTTTGTGCTTGGTAAACGACCTCATCTAAAATAGTGAAGTGTATATACCACTCCCCATTTTGCTTTAAAGTCACGCCTTTAATCTCTATCTTGTATGGAAGGCCTTCTATTTCCTCCTCAAGAAGTTCAAGATTGGGGCCGTGAAAATGTCTTAGTCGTGTACCACGTGTCATAAAATTTCCCTATTATCCGCTCATTTGGATATATCTGTTGCTATCGAATGTGTTAAATCCATAAACGATGTCAGCAGAGATTAAAAATCCGTATTTGTTGTTACTGTGAAGGTCAGAAACTTTGATTCTTAGACCTTGCTGCATAACCATTTGTAAACAAGATGGGTGAAGAGCATAACCAAGATCAGCAGAAAGAAGGTCATGTTCAATCATTGTGAACCCGTAAAGTGGTTCGCTGATGGCACCAGTTGTAGTTGGTGATCCAGCAGGAACATAATCACGAGAAGCGATTTGTTGCTTAGTGATCAAGTCGCCAATGTACGAAGGAGCAGCAATGAAGAATCTACGAGAAGTAGGAACTTTGTTTGTGCTCATAGTAGTTCTCAAACGTGCCATATCTACAGCAGCTAAATCAGAAGCAGCTGTTGGGTTATCAGTAAGAGTTGCACTTGCAGCTAATTCAGCAATCAAGTCCTCTTCGATTTGCTTACGGATTGCGTAAACCAAAGATTCTTGAGCTTCTGCTTCAAATGCTTGTGATTGAAGCATTGCAAGATCAGTGATTTCAAAAGAAGCACTCGCTCTTTTGTTTACAACAATATTGAATTGATTAACTTGCATAGTTTCGGAAGCAAACTCTTGCTTGTCGTCAGTTAGGATTTCACCAGTAGGTGCAACAATTTGGTTTACCTTAACTGTGTCGCCCATGTTTTGAAGACTTCCTTCATAAGTTCTTTCAAAAACGTCAGCGAAAATAAGCTTGTTACGAAGCTCTTGATAAGTGATAGGTGACCATATTTCAGGAATAAGATTTGCTAATTCAGTTGTTCCAGATACAAAATTCATGGAAAACCCCTTTTAAAGTTAAAATTAATAGTTTTATTACTTTAACTTTGCCCCTCTGGTAGCAAAGGTGTCCTCCACTGGTAGGACTAAATGTCTTTTAGACCCTTCGTTTGATGCCTAGTTTGGCATAAAGAGCCTCTTGATGTTGACGTTGTTGGTCTAGAGGCATCTTTTTGAAGGTTTCTAAATCGATATCTTGAGGAGTTGAGTTTGGCGTGGATGCATTTACAGTTGGCGGGTTAACCGATTGATCAGACCGGAATGCATCTTTAAACCGTCCAACCATTTCGTCCATACCGTACACTACTCCGGTTTCAGTATCATATTTTACATTATCTAATTTTACTACGTCATTTTCAAGAAATATATTTACCTGTGCATCAGAAAAACCATTATCCTTAAAGGCCTTACGTACGGCCGATTTTTTGGTTAGGTTAATGCTCTCTTGTTCTTTTGCCTGATATTTTTCTTTCCATGTTATTGCTTCTGTTTTGTGAAACTCAGCAAGTTCTTGATATTTTTGCTGCGCTTCTAATTCTGCTTGTTCCTTTTGTTTAATTTGCTCTCTTAAAACAGCTACCTCTTCTTTTAACTGATAATTAGCGCTTTGGTAGTTTTTCTTTTCGGTTAAGATTTTGTTGTAATTAGCGCTAGGTTCCTGAGGCGCAGGCTCGGGTGTTGGTTGTGGGGTTGGTGTTGGTTCAGGTGTTGGTGTGGGAGTTACATCTCCCGTTGCATTTGCAATAGTCATTCTTAAACTCCTAAAGTTTACTTAACGTTTTATTTAACTCTTTTTCTACTTTTCGCTTCCACTGAAACGTTATTTGCCTGATTTCTTGATTGGTGTAGTTTAAAAATGGTCTTCCTTGATCGCTTACAAAGTCAGCAATTTCGGCATTAGTGTTTTGTTGTTTAATCGCCTTGCCTTGCTTTTTCTTAATGGGACGCCTGAGCGTGTTTTTCACGAAAACGGTAATTCCACCTTTTTCTGCTTTCGAACTTAATGCATCTAGCATTTGCCCTGATAGGGTCAGGTTTGATCTTTTGGCCTTACCAAACTTGCCCAAGACTACTTTTTCACGAACCTTTTTATATTTTTCGCTTAATTCTCTTAACCGTTTTTGGGTTCCTGGAATTGTATCATCCTGGTTAACGCCAAAACCAGACTTGGTTCTCTTGTAGATAATATCTCTTGCCAGCTTTGTAAGGTCGGGCTCTAAAAACCTTTTGGATTTGATTCGCTTTAGAAATGATGTTAGTTCAGGAATGTCTATCATGCTTCACCTAGCCCAGTATCAGGAATTAATTCAGATGTTGCTTGTTGCTCAGTAGTTTCAAATGATACCGGTAGGCCTGATGCTACAATGTCCTCAAGCACAAGGTTTTGCAATGAAAGCTGTGCTTTTTTATTTAGTATTCCTTTCAATATCTTCTCTTCATCCTCTGGTGGCAGGCCGAAAAAGTCCCTTTTAGAAAGCTGCCTTTTCCCTTTTTTAGAGAACGTCCCATTCACATGTCCATGCGCTTTAGGCCCCTGGTCTGGTGTGAATGTTATAGTCACTTTGTTATTTGCGCTTGTAATGGCAACCATCGAGGTCAACATTGTGCCAGTAAGCTTTAAGTCAACCCTACGCTTGCCGCCTTTCCAAATTTTAAAAGTGTCCGATGCTTTGTATTTTTCGGAATACTTAGCATTAACACTCGCACCAGCGGGGTTTGCGTCTAATGGCTTGTTTTTTTTGTCTAAGTTCTTTTTGGTAGTCCTGTCGAATATTTGATTAATGACCGCCCTTCCATATGCCCTTTTTACATCAGCATCATTTAAAGCAGATCTAAGCCGCCTCTGCACTTCCCTAGGTTTATCGCTAAATGCCCTACGGAATACAGTTGAAAGGTTTATTTTGTATTCAACATTAAGTGCCATACCTTACTCTTCATCTACGACAATGGTTTCGTCAACATTTTGTGTTGTTTCTGCTAACAGCTCCATTCTCATTTGTCGCCTTCTAACCTGCTCCTCAAGTATTTCATTTTCTAATTCTTCAAGTTCCTCTGTGTCTAATTCAGGATAAAGAAACTGCAATTCTCTTGCATGAGTTGAAAAGCCGCTTTGTATTCTATCATTTGAAATCTTAATTTGCTCTTCGACTGTAATTTGTACCTTAGGCTCCCTAAGCTGAATCATGATATCAAAGTCGCTTGAAAACTCTCTCTTAATGGCATCGTTAAGCATATTTGTTTTTTGCCAGTAAGGCATAAAGTTCTCTTTCATCAAAGTCCAAAACTGTTCTTCTGCTTTAATGAAATACTCTTGCTGATCTTTCTTATCTTCAATTGATTGAGATTCGTCTAAGGCCTTAGCAATCCCGGATTGAGGGCCAAAAGCATCAATGTTTGCTTTTAAGGCATTAGCGCTAAGATTATTTGTCGAAAGAAGAGTTGATGTGATTTCTTGAATCAACGTCAACTGCTGCTGCATATCAAACTCTGGACTAATAGAGCCAATTTTAGGCTCACTGCCGTCTGGGTTTCTTGGAAGGCTCACAATTGAGTTTGGATTAGATGGTAACTCTCCATCGTATCCAATGATATAGTTTATGTTAAACGTCTTATATTTAGACGCAAAAGCCAAGTCTGAAAGGAGAGTGCAAACTAATATAGAGTTTCTTAGGAGGTCGTCGTTTGGCAACGGTGAAACCATGAATGAACTTTCATTAATATAGATGAAAGGGAGAACCCCATAAGGGTTTACACCGTCAGGGTTATTCATGCTGTTCATTAGCTCTGTATCAGTCTCGCCTTTCCCATTTACAACAACGTGTTGGTTAGCAGTGTAGAAAGCATAGGAATGATCTTCTGGCTCACCTACTTCATTTAAGATCTTTACTACTACATCGGGGATTGCTGGGCTTAAAGGGTCATGAGAATAGACTTCATATGTATGTCGGGGAAGGTTCTTTACTTGAGGGAAGCCATTCTTATCAATATAAACTTCTTGCAGATTTCTCTTGTAAAGCTTGAAATATCTGTTCGCTTCTTTTTGCCTCTGATTAAAGCTCATAAACCAAGAGAGGTTATCAATTAAAAGCTGATCATCTTCATCTTTGTTTGTTGCCTCTCTTACAGGTGTTTCAATGTATAACCCTGCAAGCTTATTTACTATTTTCTTCACAATGTTCAAAGGCACCATTCGGTGACCTAGCTCTGTAATAGTTTCCGGTTTTTGAAACTCCTTAGCAAAGGCCTCCTGCAATACGGGGATAATGTTCCCAGAATAGAATTGGAACCTTTTAAAATCATCAATTCTTAATTGCTTTTTGTATGGAGACGTGATGTCTTTTAGCGTCTCTTTTATGAAGTCTAAGCTTAATTCTGGAACCATCTTTATTTCCTTATAAAAAACTACTAACCTTCGCTTTCTGAAAATTTCTTTTATTTAATATGTTAACAAAGAAATAACGAGTTTCGTCCATTTCATCGTCATTTTCTTTTACTGGATTCTCGTTTGTAATTATACCATTTTTTTCAGGATAACGATAGCGCCTTACAGCGTCAACGAATTTAGGACAAGCTTTACGGTCTACAAAAAATCTCCGACGCCCCACCGTGTTCTTTATATAGCTTCTTACCAGAGTAATGCCGTCAATAATGCTGCTCTTGCATCTGTAAAAATCGACTTTGTAGTTTTCTTTAAAGTGCTGAATGTTTGAAATACCAGTTTGCTCTTTATGCTGTTGCCCAGCTATGTCACACACCCACTTAGTCACATTGCTAGGGCGTTGGATCCTTTTCATTACTGAGTTGCCCATGTGATCTCTTATTTGGACATAATCTTGGATTGTCTTTATGTACGGCTTAGATATTATCTTCACCCATAACTTATCTAACGGGAGACTGCTTTCTACAATCTCATCGAACTTGTAAACGATATCATTTTTCCTATCATACTGGTAAAAGCCAACCGCGCAAGGGTGAGCCCAGCCCCAGTCTACTGAGATATAGGTTTCCAGGCCTGGGTTAAAAACATAGTTCTCAATTTCGTTTTCTTCGCACCAATCAGGATACACAGCGGTTTTTGACGTAATATCCCATGTGATAGTGAACATTGCATTGAATGTTTGCTCATCTAGGGTTCTCCTCATCCTCTCTATTTCATCAGATGCCAAATAAGGATTAGCGGCGCTAGGCCACTCGAAGCATTCCGTTGAATCTAGTGGCGACTCCTTGAAGTACTTATATGCCCAGTGCTGCTTAGGGTTAATGAACTGTACACCTAAAGAGCCAGTGCATAGCAAAATCCCTTCCATATCTGCAAGCCTGGCAAGGCACTCCAAAAAGAACTCCTCCTTTACTTGAAACACCTCGTCAATCCATATCCATGCCGCCTTTAATCCTTCCATTCTTGCAGGCTTTTCAGCCGAAATTCCGTAAACTAAAGACTCATTTTTAACATCGACATGATCATGCCACCATATTGTGTGCGGTGATTTTATGTCATTGATTATAAAATCATGATAATACAGCATAAACTTTTTCCAGGACAAGCGGTCTAACATGTCCCTAGTGGGAGCCGCTATAATTCCAAGATATGGGTCTTTACCTAGCTTATGCTCGTTTATCCTAAACTCTTGCAGGATACCCGATTTAACAGCACCTACCTCGGTCTTACCCGAATTATGGTGTATTACCGAACCCGATATGTAGTTATTAGTGCCCTCAATTTCTACGTCCCAAAACCACGTATTTGACAATTTTTCTATATTAAGGATATGACCTTCGCATGGCCTTACCAAAGATAAGTGATGAAAAAATTCATCAAATAATTGAACTTTCAAATGGGATAAGAACTCATAAACAAATCGCCCTACTTGTAGGCGTGAGTCAGGAGAGTGTCCGGAAATACCAGATAAAATTTGACTGTAAACGGCAAAAAAGGACTGGCATGAGGCGAGGCCCATTACATCCCGGTTGGGATTCTGGTAGGAAGTTAGATCGAGATGGTTATGTTCTAATTTCTTGTGGGCCTGAGCACCCCCACATAAGAAAAGTAAAAGGTCGGACTGTAGGAATAATTCTAGAACATCGCATAATGATGGAAATAAAGCTTGGAAGGCTTTTAAAACCTCATGAAGTAGTTGATCACATTGACGGGTGTCACCTGAATAACTCTTTAGAAAATCTAAGGGTATTTGGTTCAAATAAAGATCATTTAAAGAAGACAATTTCAGGGCAAGTTCCTCAATGGTCACCGGAAGGCAAGGCAAAAATAATTCTGAAAAACCTTGACCGTGATCTAATGAAGAAATTATATCCTGAACAGATACATAACCATAACTCTTTAAAAAAAAGCGGTGATGTTCGCTTACAACAAATTCTCCGCGCGTATGACTTACACGAAACCCATCCCCTTTGTATTTTGGGTACGAAGAAGTACTTAAAGCAAATGAATATTCCTTGGCCTTATGATCAAAAGAAAGAATCCTATTTGAAAAACGAATATCTGAAAATTCTCTTACGCCACCCAATGTTAAAACTTTGGATTGAGGGCTAATACACCTTTTGCCAGCGAAAGCGCCTACTATTCTTTTCTTTGATTTTATAAAAGGGACTTGCTTATCAAACGGGACAAATACATTGTCACTCATCTTCGGCCATTTTAATAATAAGAGATGGTTTTCCCTTGTTGTCGTTACCCATTTCTACCTTAAACATGCCCAGGCCTACGTGCTTCGCAAGCAACTCAAGCGAACGGTCTTTATCCATAAAGTTTAGGCGATAAGTTTTATCCCCCTCTTTGTTTGTCCTTATGGTCATGCTTTTTACCAAAATTCTTAGCTCTTTTGGCAAAGATCTAACTTCATCACACTCTAGTTCATCTAGGTAACTTAGAAAGTCAGCTTCCACAATTTGCTTGCACTTGTTTAGAACATAATAGGCGTCAACTTGGCAGGCCTTATTCCTCTGCTCAACCACCTGCTGAATAGCGTCATGGATTACGAGATTCTTAAGGAGTTGTTGCCCGTAGTAGTGTGCTGTTGATTCTTTGTACCCTGCCGCTTTGGCCGCCCTAGTCGCGTTAAAATCTATTAGATACTCATTTACAAACAAGTTTTGTTTTTCAGTGAGTCCCTCAATTTTTATAATTTCATCACTCATATTTAGATTGTATCACAACTTTGCATTAGATTCACTGTTGTGGCCTCCTGAAAGGAGACTAAAAGAGTTTTGAATGTTTGGCAAATGCGCTAGAGTTTCATTTACTCTACCTCACTTCTTATTCTAACCACTTACAAAACGATTCGCTTTTTTTACTTGAGATAAAATCTATTCCCTCACATAAACTTTACGGATTTCATAACTACCCTTAACAGTAATCTTTTCGATCTCTTCTAAAGCTTCTTCGTAAGTTTGTGTGAAAGCCTCTATTCTTTTTGAGACTATCCCTTGCACGCAATATTCAACCTTAGTTTTTTTCTTCGGTTCTTTGTATTCGTACCAAACTGCCTCATCAAAGAAATAAGCAACCATTGAACTAACAGTCCCACCAGACTTTCCAACCCAAGTACCTTCATCATCCATTTCAATATATTCAATGTCTTTATATTTAGAGCAACAAACTCTCTTATGTAAATAGTCTTCAATCTCGTATAGTTTTTTCATTCTGCCTCACTCACTGTCTTCATCTGACATAAACTTGTTAACTACATTGGCCTGCATTGAATGTGATATTACGCTTTGAATGAATGAATCACCATTGGCTAATAGTGAGATTCCATTTTCAAAATCTCCAAAGCCTAACAAGTATGTTTCTATCCCATTTTTAAATAAGATTTTTTCAATATGAAAACATTGTGAATATCCCATTACTCACTCCTCCTCACTATCAATAACGTTATCAAACTCCATGGGGAACGGGCTTACATAACAAGCAACCATCCTCCCACACTCGGGGCATTTCTCCTGTGTTGGTAGCACCGGAACCGGTAAGCTTTTCCAACCGCACGAAGCGCACTCTAAATGAAAACATTGTGAATATCCCATCACTCACTCCCTATAGTCAGCCCACATTTTTCACATCTGTTAACTACCTTAAACGGTTCATAGCTAATTATGTCGGAAATAAAACAACCGCCACATCTGCATTTAACCCCAAATAACTTATCCGCCCATGAAGGTTTTTTCTTTCGCTTAACCTCACCTTTGTACCTATCAAACGCCTCTGCTTTTGTGTCACAAGTCCAGTAATCCATAACGAAAGATAGGTACTTTAAAAGCGCGTTCATCACTCTAACCTCTCATATTCCGGGTTAACTATGTTATCAAGCACCGCCTCAATATCTTCATAATCTTTTTCCTCAAGTGGTTTCTCTGAAATTGCTTTCCTGTAAGCATAATGGTCACCACAATTAAACTCAAACACAACACTTTGCTTATCAAGGCTAAGATGTGGCGTGACCACGACAAGATTGCCCATAGGGTTACTGTAATCATCATCAAAAAATGGGTTGTGGTAAACTCTTTCTTTCATTTGTTTTTACTCCATTAAGCCTAAATCACGAAATAATTCGTCTCCATAGTCGCCTGCTTTACACCACATTGAATAAGCCAATTCCTCCTCAGGGAAACCACGCGCAAGCTTTTTATAGTTGTACCTATCGGCTTTTTGAAACATTGTATAAAGTATTGAGTGAAAGTTATCGCCTCGGGACTTTTGCCAATAATATAACTCCTTTAAGGCCCTAACAAGATCAGCATCTCTAATGTCTTTTTCTTTCATCTCACTTCCTTATACATATTATTAAACAACTGCTCATTGCACGGGTAAAACTCTCCATGCGCAGACTTGATTATGTAATCCCCGTATCTTGTTTCTACCAGGCCTGCTAAAGTATGAATGTAAAACCTGGTAGTGGGAATCTTGCTATCTTGTTCTTTTGGGATCTTAAACCTTGATTCAATGTGAGGGCCGCACCAAGCAAATATCCTTTCCTCAGTCTCAATTGTAAACTTTAATGCCCTGACTGTTTTACCTACTGACTTATACCACTTGTAGTTAACCGTGACCACTTTTTCCCCTTTAACATGAACTTTTATCTGCTTTTATTTCTTTCCATTTGTTCAACAACTCCTCAACATCTTTAGCGCCACATATTACCTTCTCAGTCACTTCAATATATACATCAACCTTAGTACCCGATTCATCATCTGTTTTAACTCTCCCAATCCTGGAGACAACTACACCTCCCTTGCATCTAGGTCTAGCTTTTGACCTGCCTTCAATTGCTGCCTTACCGTCAGGCCTCAGCCCTTGATGAACATTAGCTTTTAGCGTGTAAACATACTTCTTAATTTTAGCGCCCTTTATCGTGGCACCCTTTATGACCGGATCA